TGAATAAAATTGTTTATACATTAATAACTGAGACTTCTTATAAAAGTTTTTCTTTTGCATATCCCACCACCCACGAGTAGCAGTTTTCAAATCAATAATCGCGATAGTGCCAGAAATCTTATTTCTAATAACCACATCTAAATAACTCTTTAATTGAACACCATCCTGGATATCCATGAATATAGGAACTTCAACACCAACCAATTCATAATTCTTTTTCATAAAATACTTATTTCGATGTTTATGAAAATGTTTTATTATCTCAACGCCATCTTGATAAAACTCTACCATATCTTTTTGTTCACATGGCAAAATATTACACTTTTCTTTTATGGCATTAAACTCTTTTACCATCTCTTCTTTCAATCTAGTTTCTAAATCAAGTTTTTCAGCTTCTACTATTGATTTATTATACATCGTAACNAAATACTCTTGAATCACCGTNTGCATAGCAGAACCAAATAAGGTGTATATATTACCACTAGATANACTTAATTCGTCTATATAACGTAGTTTCCACTTTAGGTTACATTCGTTATAGGATGTAAACTGTGAATGTGATATTGATTTCATATTATCTCGTCAACCAAACCATATCCCAAGCAAGTATCCGCATCCCACATCAAATCATGTTTTAATATTTCATCTATTTTTTTCATTGGAACTTTTGTATATTTTTTATATACATTCTTAATAGTAGTCATCATTAAATCTAAATTTTGCTTCTCATCNTCAAACTCTGAATACTTACCCCAAAAACTTGTCGANAGTTGATGAATTAACATATATGAATTTCTACTCATAAACCGATTATCACCCACTACAGAAAGAAATGTTGCTGCACTAGCACAGAACCCATCTACATAAGTTTCAACTGGAACCTTACATCTCAATATTGTGTCCATAGATGAAATACCTGCAGTAATTGAACCACCACCTGAATTTATCAATACTTTTATAGATGGAGTGTCTATATCTAAAGTTTTTGACATTGTTAAACTTTTAGATTCTAACTCACCTACCTTTTTATTAAGTTCTACTGCACTATCTCTATTCACATTGGCATAATAATATATTTTATTCTCATGAACTGCTATATGTTTATCTGGTGGTGTAGATTGTGCACCTTTTTTAGCAGGTGGTTTCTTTTCACCCCAATATTTTTCATTCATTATTTACCCCACTTTCCTCTACTAACAATTGTTGCCATGATACCATAATTAGATACATCAAGATAAGCATCTTCTAATGGTTCGTCTTTAACTGCTGATTTTTTATTACCAAGTAATAATGTTTTAATTCGTTGTAATTTATCATTCATCCTAAACCATAACCCAGTCAAAGACAACTTTACTTCTTCTGGTGTTTGTAATTGTGTTCCTACTGATATATTACCTGGACCATAATCATGTTGTTTATGTAAGAACAACTCATATTGTTCTCGTTGAATCTCTTTAAATTCGTTGGTCATCTCTGGCCACTCTAGTTCCATTTGTTTTACAATCGAAATACTTCTCATCTCAACATCATCCATAGGGTCTTTGACTTGAGTTTCTAACTCTCTTTCTTTTATTTCCATATCATACTCCTACTTTATTATTACATGTGATATTTGTATCATAATAATGATAACTGATAAAATTAAACTAATAGTAGTTCTTGTGTCTGGTATCTCATTCAATATAAAGTAAGTCAAGAAAGTAAAAACTATTGTTGCCATCCCAAAACCAATAGGTCTAACATACCAATAATTTCCAAAATATTCATAATACCACCGTGTACCATAATAAAAACAAAAACTTATAGGTATTCCACCTAATATAATCCACCAAACACTTTTCGCCCACTCGTATCTAAATTGACCTTGCATGTGAAACCATGCCCAAATGTGACCTATCAATGATACACCAATTGCCATCAATAATTTATTCATTTTATCCTCATCTTCTTTATTTCCTTATCGGATTTTCCGAATTTTTTTAACATTAATTTTAAATCCTCTTTCGACATCAATTCATAATACTCAGCCGCTTGAAGTTTACTCACTTCAAAATATTTCATAATGAACGGAACTACTTTATCATTTGTCTTTTCTTTCTTACCACTCAAGTATTTCAAATAAGTCTTTTTCTTTGGTAACAAATTACAATAAAACTGATATACAGCCTTATGTGGCATAACCTCTATTGTGTACTTTTGAAAATGATTTACAAACGGTAAAAAATCTTCACCCATACTCAAATAACGATTTACCATAAAAGGGCTAAATTTCTTCTTGTCAGCATCCGAAAAAGAATCCCAATCTCGTTTACCAACAAAAAGTTCGTTAATCCAACTAAATAAGTTCATCCGCATCACCCAATGGTAACAATTCACCACAATTTCCACAATTAAATACTTGAACAGGTGCAATAACTTCTTTACCAGTCGGTGATATAATTGCTGAAATCTTTTTTATGACATAACCCTGAATAAAAATCTTATTATCACATTTCATACAAGTCATGGTTTCAGCATCAGTTAAATCAACTTGAACTTGTGCCTTAGGTAATGGTTTCATTGGTTTCATACTCATTACAATCTCCTTAATATGTTTGATACCGTAGCAATAAAATTAATCTCCTTATCTACTACCAGTACATCTTGATAAGCTCCACTTGATATATCTGTTATTACTTCTGGTATCTTATCACCAGTAATTGTTTCTACTTCATCATATAATAATCTAAATAATTCTGTATAATCACTAAAACTACTATCAGCTACCAACTTACGAATAGTTCTGATATCAGAGTTATTTCTTATCATTTCTAAGAACTGAAGTTTGAACTCATTATGTAACATCCCTTGTTTGTCAATTTTCAACTGACCATCAATAGATTGTCTTTGTAAGTCATTAATGACTTTTCTCAAATCAGGATAACCAGCCGTAACTACAAGTGCCAAATCATCCAAGTCAAAAGATATATTTTCCTTTTCCAAGATAGTCTTAGAATGTAATGCAACTTCTTTTTTAGATGGTGGTGTTATCTTATATGTCTGACAACGACTCTGTATTGGTTCAATGATTTTTTCAACATAATTACAAGTCAATATAAATCGACAATGTGAAGAAAATGTTTCCATCAAATTACGGAGAGCTGGTTGGGCAGAATTTACATTTAAATAATCCGCTTCATCCAGTATGACTATTTTGGTAGGTTTGAAACCAATTGAAGAAGCAAAAGTCTTCAACTTGTCTCTAACCAAGTCTATATTTCGTTCATCCGACGCATTAATATATAGATAATCACACTCAACATTATTAACAATAATTTTAGCAAGTGTGGTTTTGCCGCCACCAGCTCTACCATATAAAAGTAAGTGTGGAACATTTCCATCTTCTAAAAATCTATCAACTTTAGTTTTAAGATGTTCATTACCAACATAAGTCGATAAATCTTGTGGTCGATATCTTTCAACCCATAATCCATGTGATTCCATATTAAGTCTGCCGTGACACTAACCAATACTTAGCATTGAAATCATCAACATTAAATTCAATATGTGCCAAACCCTTATTAGAAATCTGTAGTGTTGCCTTAGAACATTCTTTATTAGCACTTAATACTTCCTTAAAAAGATTAGCATTAAAAACTATTGATTCTGTCATAGCAACTGCACCACTTTGAGTTTTAATACTAATACGATTTGAATTAATATCACTATAACCAATAACAAATTCCAAACCACCATCTATTGGATTAACCGCAAAATGTTCAACATCAGCTAAAGCACTTTTACCACGAATAAAAGAATTAATAAACTGATTATCGATATTAACCAAAGTATTGAACTCAGGAACATTCTTTAATTCAGGAACATCAGGTATGACACCAATTGCCGCTAATACATAATCAACCGACATTATTGAATCCGTAAAATGAAAAGCAACAGGTGAGTTATCAACTTTAGTCAAATTAAAATCAACTTTGTCAGCCAATGTACCTAACATTTTAGATAATAAAGGAGTGTCATAAACACCCACTTCAAATTCAGGCAAAGTTTGTTTTGCCAAAGTTAAATCACCCAATAAACT